TCTCATATACAGTCCCGTCATATTCGATCCTGTCGCCCTCAATCACATCTGAGTCATAAGGCAGATATACCGTCAGCCCTTCGCTGATCCCGAGCACACGGCCGTCTTGTGACAGCCCTGTTGATGCAGGCTGTACTGAGCAGCCTGTGATCTCGAGACTATCTGCGTTATTCCAGTCCGGTATCACAGACCCCCGTGAGGTTGTTGTGCCCGGCCGGATCCTTATCACCGTTTCTTCACACCATCTGGGGAGCATGTCAGAACACCCCCCTCAGCCTGTACGGTGACAGGACTTCTTTGTTATCGTCTGCCAGCGCCGTTGCTCTTGAGTTATTGATCCATGATGCGTTATATGTGATAGACACGCCTCCAGTCGTCTCTGACTGGATTCCCTCCGGTGATGCCAACGCATGTACTACACGATGCGCGATCAGCTCCTTAATTCCGGCAGAAGCGCCTTCCGGGAGCCCGGCAGTGTATCTGATCACTACAGGCGTCCACATCTTCAGGTGCGACCAGCAGATTCCATGCACGCGCAGGATGCCGTTCGGCATTAGGACATAAGTCCCGTCAATAATCTCGTCCCCAATCTGTATTGATTCGATCGAAGACACGAATGTCGCAGGAAGCTGGATCATCATGACATGATCATTGACTGACACTCCTTTGTCGTAGAGTGTCGTGTTCAATTCACAAGCCATCGATGGGAATACATGCCATCCGCAGTAGTTCCGTATCGCGTTTGACGCAGCATTAATGTCCGGCTCCACACGGCTGTCTGAGATATATTTTTCTGCGGTGAAATAGTTAAACTCTGAGAGCGTCATCATGCCGGGGATTTCGTTGACATCCGTCAGGCTGTAGCCCCAGGTCGTAAGAATACTCATTTTTTCTTCACCGCCTTCGCTTTGTTCGCAGGCTTTACCGCCTTGTTCAGCGGTTCCGCCGCCTTTTTCGGCTTGAGTTCGACAGCTCCTGCAGGTTGTTCGCCTTCCTCGAACTGCCACTCGACGCCTCTCCATAAATAGCTCTTAAGCATTGGATCACCGCCTTTCAAAAAAGGGAGGCACCGAAGTGCCCCCTGATCTATGCAACGTATTAGGACGCCGCCTTCGTGATCTTGCAGAAGCCTGCAGGGATGCGGGCCGCCAGAGCAAGACGCTCTTCTGCGCGGATCGTCATCTTGTTCTTGACGAAGTCATCCTGGTCGCTGTTGGTAGCTTCCACTCTCACGCCGCCCTTGCTGACGACAGAACCGCAGGCCTTGAAGGAGCCGACCCAGATGTCGCCCTTCGCGGAGCCGGAAACGGGAGCGTCAACGAAGGAGCTGAGATAAACCGGCACGCCCCAGATCTGTCTGCCCTGTCCGTCGGCGAAGTAGCCGCCGCCGATGTAGGCGTTCGTGGCGCTGAGTTTTCCGAGGCGGAGGGTCTGCCACACCGCCGGGTTCATGATGATCGCATCAGCCGCGAAGCCGGACTGCTCCTGCACGCTCATCATCTTCGCAAAAATAAGATCAGCAATCGCCTGCGCATCCGCCATGTCGCCGTTTGCCCAGCTGGTCGTGTCGGCCTGGATGCCGGAGGTGCCGGCGAGCTCAGAGAGCAGGAACGCTTCCTCTCTCAGTCTCAGATAGTTCAGCAGCCTGCCATTGATCGCGGAAGCGAGGAACGGCGCGTCATCGATATATTCGTTTGTCTCTTTGATGAACGCGGCGATCTTGGTGAGCGCCACGGTGTGAGCAGTCGGATCCGCGAAGGAAACCTGCGGCTTCGCAGCGCCTTCTGCAGTGACGTCGAAGCCGTAAGGCTTGCCGGCTGCGTATTCAAGCGCGCCCTCTGTGTAGAACGTCAGAGCGTTGCCCTGGATTGTCTCAGCGCCGAACAGCCCACGGAGATAAGTCTGCGGAAGGACTTCCGGAACGATGTTCCTGTCGATGTCAGTGACCAGTGCGCGGGGAACCTGCGGAGACGCGACGGTTCCGACCGCCATCGGATCGCTGTACGCCTTGATGAACTCAGGCGCGGAGATGCTGAACCTGGAGCCGTGAGACTCGGGCATGTTTTTAACAAAATGTTCGCCCAGTGTGCGGGCGGTCTTGACTTCGCTCATAGCGTCGTCCTCCTTTTTGTCTGTGATGCCGATCATACCGAGCAGTGCGGACTTCTTCTCCGCCTGCTGGATCTCGGCGGTCTTTGCTTCGATCTCTACCTTGAGCTTCTCGCCTTCGGCGATGGCTTCGGCATCATTTGCCTCGATACGCGCCTTCAGCGCGACGAGGGCGTCCTGTTTGGACTTAAGCTCTTCTTTGAGAGTCATGGCTTTATACCTCCATTGTGTTGATGTATCTCAGCAGGTTCTCCTTCTTCGGATTGCTCCGCTCCGGCTCCTCCGCTGCCGCGTTGGCCTTTGCTTTGTCCTCTCCGTCTTCCGGATCATCCGCTTCCTCAAGCTCTCCCAGGACTCCCTGGAGGAGCGTGATGGCTTCTCTGATGGCGTCGGCGTCCTTCTTGCTGTTCCGCCTGCCCGCCTTGATGTCCGTAACCTCCGCCCTCGGGTTCGCAGGGATCGGGACGATCGAGACCTCAAAAAGGTCCAGTTTCTGCAGCTCGTTCGCCTTCGTGCCGTCCTCGAGGGTCACCTGCGCGGCTTCCCTGACGTCGTAGGCAAAAGAGAACTGATACACGACCCCGCTCTTGACGATCTCGCGCTTCTCCTGCGCAAGCGGGGTATTAAAAAAGCTCGCTGTCATCAGCGGGCCTTTTTCTGTGTCTTCTATAGCGTCGACCTGCCCGATTATCTGGTTCAGGTCGTGGTTCCAGCACAGCGGGAACTTGTGGCCGGATTCTTCGCGGGCCTTGATCGTGTCCGTGAAGGCTCCGGGCGCCACCACGTCGCCGTAGCTGTCCGGGATCCTGTCATAGGTGGAGAAGTATCCGGAGATCTTCCCCGCGTCTTCGTCTGATTTGACCAGGACGAAATTTTTTGTTTTGTGGTCCATGATTTCCTCCTCTTACGCGACCGTGATGATCACCTCGGTCGAACAGTTGCACCCGCAGGTCGTGTCCGGATCACCGCCCTCATCTCCCGGCCATTCGCAGCCGTTGGAGAAGGCCGCGTCGATCGGCACGGTCTCGCCGTTCATCATGGCGTGCTCCGGCCTCGGGTTGTCTCCCGTGATCCACCGCTTCTCGACTGTCTTGTGGAATCCCTGCTGCTCCGCCTGGGCGGGAGCTTCCCGCGTGGCGGCCCATCCTGCGACGCCGATCGCGAGAGACCGGCCGAACGTGATGCTGTCCTTATCCTCGCGAACCTCGAAGACATGCGCGGGCGTGTCTTCCTCGTCCTCGTCGTCAACTGCCGCCTGCAGTTTCTGGTATGTCGACGCGTTGATCGCCTTGGCGCGGCCCTCTGCGAGTGTCCGCAGATATTTCCGCGTTTGCTCCGTGCGGTACTCTGACCCGATCGCCTTCGCGACCTCTTCGCCGTGCGCGTCTGCCACCGCTCTGATCACGGGCTCGATGTCATCGGCGAGCTCAGTGTTCCACCGATCCTCGTTCCACCACCTGGCGCTTTTCGCGCCGATCTTCGGGAGGACCGCCGACGCCTGCCGCTTCCAGAACGCCCGGAGCACGTCGGCCATCTTCTCGTCCTCTTCCTTCGTCGACCGCGCCTTGATGCGGAGCTTCTCGGCCTCCGCCTTTGCGAGGATCCTCGGCGCCGCGTTCTCTTCGATGGCCATGGGCTCATGCGGCTCGTCCGGGCTCGTGTCCTGCGGCGAGGCCTGACTGCCTTCGACTACACTCAGCGGCACGATCAGCTCGTCTCCGCCTTCGACCGGCGGCAGGTTATTGTCAGCCCTTGCCTCGTTCCTGGTCATCCAGGGACCGCCGACGGCAGCCTGCAGGATGCTCGCGCGCTCCTCGAAGGAGCCCTTGAGCTTCTCAGTGAGGTCGAACTCGACATAGGTGAGCTCAGGATCCGCGCCGACCATAGGCAGCAAGAACGAGTTGATCCTCTGCTGGAGCATCTGCAGGACCGGACCGAGACATTCCGCATAGAGCGCCCTGGCGTTGTCCCTAGAGCTCGCATAGGTCTGCGTGTCCGTGTGCCAGATCAGCGACGGATTGACGCCGTAGGCGGCCGCGCAGGATTCGCGCGACAGCTTGACCGACTCCATCCACTGGGACTCTTTAAAGCTCGTAGAGAAGGGCCTGATCTCCATGCCGTCCTCCAGGAGCGGGATGCTGCCGGCCTTAGAGCCGCCGGCTCCCCATGCCTCACGGAAGGCATCGATGAAGCGCTTGCGCTGCTCGTCGTCCCACACCGCCACGTTCGCCGGGCGGAGGATCTGCGCGTTCAGCCTTCCGGAAGAGCTCCACAGCTGGCGCCGGAAGCGGCCCGCCTGGATCTGCTCCTCGAGGGTCTGCCGCAGGGCGCTGATCGGGGAGATATAGCCGCCGGGGTTGCCGGGGCTGTATGTCTTGAACTGCACGAAGTCCGTGCAGGGGATCTCAACCGGCTGCCCGCCGTTCTTAGTGGTGACCGTGATCGACTCGGCCTGGTAGGCATTGCCGCTCTGCGTGCTGAGCACCCACTCGCTGGGGATCGGCCACATCTGCCACCCGCTCCGGCTGTCCGCGTCAGGCAGGACGAGCACGTAGACGGTGCCGAACACGAAGTACTCGGTCATCAGCGCGCGGATGAACTCGAACTCCGTCATGGCGCTGTTAGGGAGCCACAGGAGCCGCGCAGCGGGGCTCGTACGGTCGCGCTGTCTGTCCGTCTCCGCGTTCCTCGTGTACACGTTCAGCGGAAGCTGTGCGATGCTGGCGGCGAGGAAGTCGACGACCGCCTTCAGGTTGTCCTGGGACTGGTACAGCTTCGATGCCGTATAGTTGAGCACGTGCGTCGGTGCGTCGGACCCGAGGCCGTAAATGTAAACTTGCGGGCGGAATGCTGCCCGCCATCTCGCTAATAGATTCGGCATAACTTTCCGCCTCCATTAAACAAAACAGACCTGCGCCCCGGACGCGTATGCGGAGGCGTAGATCTTCTTCTCGTCTTTCTGTATTTTCGTAGCTGCCGCGAAGGCGGCGAAACATGCGAAGAGCGGCG